TATATATTATATATATTACATAGAGAGTTCCGGTCTGGCTCTCCTCCCGCTCCCCCCTCTCTATACTGTTCCGGCGTTGAGACATTGAAATAAGCCCTTTTCCGAAGTCTCTTCAAATACTTGCGGCCCAAAAACGAGCCCTGCGCTTAGTCTTGCGCTACGTTAAGCCCATCCGCGCCGGTAGATCGTCACCGGGCGCCCGGTGCCGACGCGGATCTCGGTGACGAGCTGCTCGGTCTCGACCAGCGAGGCGAGGATCTCGTTCCGCTCGCGCGGTTTGAGCCATTGCAGGCGCCGGCCGAGATGCGTCTTCCTGATGCCGTTGGGCCCGGCCTCCTCGACGATGTTGAGGACGCGCTTGTACGACCGCTCGATCTCGTTGTCGGCAACGTGGCGCTTGAGCCCGCCGATCATGTCGTCGGCGGCGTGGCTGACGAACCCGATCGCCCACTTCGCCGCCGCCTCGTCGATAACCGGCGCCGCCGGGTTGCTGGCGACCGCCCGGATCAGCGCGCACTTGGCGGCGTTCTCCTCGACTCTGGCGAGGATCGGCGCAAGCTCGGTCCCTTGGGCGTCCCGCATGGCCTCGCGCTTTTCCCTGCCAAGGGCCTTCAGGAGCGCCTTCGCCTCGGGGGTGGCCTGGACGACCAGGGGCCGGCTATCGGCTATTGGTGCAAGCCCGCAAAGGTTTCCTGCCCCCATTGAACCGCCGGCCGCAATCGCCTGGAGCCCGGCGATAAGACTCGGCGGCACTTCCTTCTCTAACGGCAACGGCTGCTCGTCGGGATACGCCTCGGCGAGCTTCAAGACGATGAAGCGGGCGAGCGAGCCGTCGTCGACGTTCGAGCTTTCCAGCGCCGTCCAGAATTTGCGCGGCGCCGTGGTGCCGTAGAGGCAGAGGTTGGGCGAGGCGATCGTCTGCCGCGGGCGGTCGGGGTTCGCGTAGTCGGTGCCGAGAAAGAAGCTGTTCGCGCAGCTATAGAACTCGGTCAGGATCGACAGGATCTCGGCCTTGTGCTGCGCCGCGTTGCGCGCCGTCATGTGCTTGATGACCTCGCCGAACTCGTCCAGCGCATAGAGGATCGCCGGCTGTTTGGTGACCGCGGCAATGAGCCCGGCGCCGCTGGCGATCTTGCTGCCGCCGAGGAAGTGCAGCAGGTTCGCCGCGGCCAAGAGCTGCTTGATGCACTCGAGCTGATGATTTTTGCCGGAACCGCTCTCGGCGAGACCGACGATGTAGACGTTGGTGCGCAGCCCGCTCTCGGTCGCGTAGCGCCGGCCGGCGAGCGTGCCGAGAGTGGCGATCGTGGCGCCGAGGGCGAGGACCGGCTGCGGGTACTTGGCCGTCGCCACCATGTAGTCGTACATTTCCCGCATCACGCCATCGAGGGTGAACACGGTCGGCACCGACGGCGGCGGGGGCGCCACCGGCAACGGCGCCGACACCAGCGCGATCACCGGCTTCTCCCCCGCCGGCTGCGGCGTCACGTTCAGCACCAGGGGCTCGACCTCGGGCATCCCGACGCGCGGCTTCAGCCATTTGACCGCGGTGTCGAGATCGCAGCTCGACGCCGCCATCACGAGGTCGATCGGCGTCATGCCGCGCCCGGCGCCCCAGTCGACGATGCCGGTCGGGTCGATGCCGACATTCGGCCGCTCGCACTGCCGCCAATACGCGCTCACCCGGTAATGGCCCTTGCTGTTGCGCTTCGCTTGCGGGAACAGCTCGGGCACCCACGAGTCCAGCGTCGTGAGGCCGCGCTCGTTCAGCTCGCGCCAGTAGGAGTCGATGGGCTCGTCGGGGGCGAACTTCTCGCGCTGCGGCGCCTCGGCCGCCCGGTCGGCCTCCGTCTGGAACGGGCGCAGCGCCGCGTCCACGCGCTCGATGAGGTCGTCGGGCAGGCGCGGTAGCTCGGCGACTGGGTAGTTCTCCAGCGTGTCGGCGGTGAGCCAGCGATAGGGCATTCCGTCCGGGTGAACCGTCGGCGGGATGACGGTCTGCCGGCCATGCCCGAGCAGCTCCAGCACTGGCTTGCCGTCGACCAGCCATTTGCGCGAGGCGAGCTTGTCGTTGTGCTGGTAGAGCGCGGTGTAGCCCTTGGCGCCGGCCTTGCGCACGGGCGACGGCGGCATGATGCGCTCGATGGCTGCGCGCACCTCGGGACTGCCGTAGTCGAGGTCGAGCGCCGAGAGGTTCGAGGCCCGGCCCAGCGGGGCGCAGACGCCGGCTTCGGGATAGGTCTCCCACACCGTCAGCTCAAGCGGCTTCGGCACGCGGTCGCAAAACCGCTGCCAGTCGATCATGCCGCGCCACTCGCCGGCCCTGATCTCGCCCGGCCGCTTCTCGCCGGGGATCACGGGGATGGCCGAGATCCCGCGCTCGACGAGCCGGCGGGCGATGAGATGGTACGGCGAGGACGCGAGCGTGGTCATGGTCAGAACGGCACCGCGTTGTCGGCGAGCTTGCGCAGCGCGTCGGTGTAGGCGGTGACGGTAATTTCGAGGAACGTCATCCACTCGTCGTTCGACCACGTCGCCATGTCGGTGCGGCCGAGCGCCTCGATGTACTCACCGGCCGGCTGGCTCGCCTCCAGCAGCGCCGAGATCTCGTGTTCGGTTGGGTCGATCACTGGGAACCTCCTGATGATGATGTCGACGCACTGCATCGAGCAGGCGCGATAGGTGACCTTGCCGCCGTTCGGGTCGAACCAGCCGAAGCCTCGGCCGGCGCGCCCGCAGATGGCGCAGACGTCAGAGCGCGGCTGCCATGATTTCGGTAAAGCGACCGTTCGGTCGGACGGCGATTTCTTTCGGCTGGGTGAGCGCCTGCGCATTGGCGAGAGCCTCGTTGACGGTGTTCGGCACCGCGACACTCGGGGCGCGCTTGCGCCACCAGTCGACGGCCTTCTGGCGCGAATAACCCGTGTGCTCGAAGCACACCCACTCCTGATGCCGCACCAACCCGCAGCCATAGCTGACCCGCATCGACGGCGGCTTGCCCGGCTTCTCGTGCAGCGAATAGTGGACGTGGTCGACCGCGACCCACTCGACCGTCGTCGGCTGCGTCGACAGCAGCGGCGCCGTCGAAGCGGTGTGACGGACCCTCTCGTTGTCGAACGGGAACTCGTAGCCACAATCGGGGCACTCGCGGATGCCGGCGAAGACGAGGCTCTCGCACTCCGGGCACTGCTTGATCGGGGCGGCGCCGCCGCCCTTGCCCTTGCTCTTGGGTCGGATCATGTCGATCGGCCCGAAGCGCGCGGTGTTCTCGCCGAAATCGAGGACGAGGCAGTTCGCCTTGCCGGGCGCCAGCCGCGTGCCGCGCCCCACCATCTGCACCCACAGCCCCGCGCTCTTGGTCGGCCGCAGCACGGCGAGGAGGTCGGTCCCTGGCGCGTCGAACCCCGTGGTCAAGACGTCGCAATTCGTAAGGCAGCGGATGCGCCCGCCGCGGTAGGCTTTGACGAGCGCGGCGCGTTCGGCGGCTGGCGTCTCACCCGTGATCGTCTCGGCCGGGATGTCGCGCGCCCGGATCTCGTCGCGCAGGCGCAGCGCGTGCTCGACGCCGACTCCGAAGACGAGCCACGAGCGGCGGTCCTGGCCGTATGCCACGATCTCGTCGACGGCGGCCCGCGTGATCGCGTCTTGATCGACGGCGAGCGCCAAATCCTTGCCGACGAACTCGCCGCCCTGCGTCCTGACGTCGGCCAGGTCGAACCGCGTGCTCATGCTTTTCGGGACGGGCGGGCACAGAAAGCCCAGCTCGATCAGCTCGCGAATGCTGATGTTGTAGCACTCGGCGTCAAAGATCGCGTTATCGCCTTCGGTCAGCAGCCCGGTCCCGAGCCGATACGGCGTCGCCGTAAACCCGATGACCTTGAGGTAGGGGTTGATCTGCAGCAGCTCGACCAACAGCTTGCGGTACATGCCGTCGCCGCTGTGCGGGATCATGTGCGCCTCGTCGACGATGACGAGATCGACACGCTGCAGCGCATAGGCGCGTTTGTAGATCGATTGGATCGAGCCGAACACGATTTGGCCGCGAAGGTCTTTCTGGCCGAGGCCGGCGCTGTAGATCGTCGCCGGCGCCTCGGGCCAAATCCGCGTCAGCGTCTTGAACGATTGCTCGATCAGCTCCTTGACGTGGACGAGGCAGAGCACGCGTGTATCGGGCCAAGCCGCGATTGCCTCTTTGATGAAGGTCGCCAGGACCGGGCTCTTGCCCCCGCCCGTCGGGATCGTCACCAGCGGGTTGCCGACGCCCCCGTCCTCGAAATAGCGGTAAACGGCATCGATGGCGGCGCGCTGGTAAGGGCGCAGCTCGATCATTGGACGTGCATCGGATAGAGGGCGCGCTGCGGCACAAAAAAAGCGGGGCGACCGCGCGCGGGATCGTCCCAATACTCAGGACGCTTCCCCTCGCGGCCCCAGATCCAGCCGACGATGTGAAACTCCGGAGCGACGCCGGTCACCAGAACGAAGGCGCGCTCATCGGGATCGCTCGGGTGCAAGATGAGGTCGTAATCATGCCGGCTGCGCGTCCGCACCTGAACGGCGCCGACGTCGTCGGCCCCGAGGTTGCCGAGGTTGCCGGCCCAATACATGCCCGCCCACTTGGCGAAGGCCATCTCGCCGGCCGCCCCCTCGATATGAAGGTTCTACCCGTTCTCGCGCGAGGCTCCGTGTTCGTCACGACGGCCTGCGAACAGGTTTTCGACTTGGCGCTGGACGGCGACGGTCGCCGCTTGCTGTAGCTCGGCCGGTGTCAGCCGGATGGTGATCATGACTTCGTCCCATCGATGAAAGTGCTGCTGTCTCTCAGCCGGTACTCGATCCAGGCCGCATCCCCGGCCGCGTCGATCTGCTCGCCCGGCACGAGGTCGGGGATGAACCGATGGGCGACGCAGCCGAGCCGCTGCTCGTCATCGTTCAGCGCGTAGTTGTAGAGGCCGCAGCGCCAGCCGCCGCCCTCGACCGGCGCCGAGAAGATGCAGGTGCGGCAGTTGCGGTCGGTGAGCGCGCCCTCGTGGCAAATCTCGCGGTGCGAGCACCACCGGCACTCGAACCAGCTCGGATCCTCCGAGAGGCGAGCCGGCGGCCGGTTGCCGTAGATGATGCGGTCGGCCTTGGCGATGAGGCGCAGCGCCAGCTCGGGGTTGGCCTCAGTGCGGCACGAAACGGTGCGCCGGCACCCTGGCGACGACGCCGTCAGGTAATGCCGATCGAGCTTGCTGTAGTGCATGTAAAGCACGGCCTGCGCGTAGTAGACGGCATCCCACGCGGCCAGCGCCTGCTTCTCGCCCTTCTCGGCCTTGAGCTTCTCCAGCTTGCCGAGCTTGTCGTCGTTGACGCTCTTATGCTCCCAAACGTGGACCGTCTTGGGCGCCTGGATGAGCCCGACGATCACGCCGTCCTTGTGGCCACCGAAATGGCCGCCGAGATCGGAATAGCCGAACTGCCGCCCCGTCTCCGGGTCGACGGTCCAGAGCGTCACGCCCTCGACGAGGCGCAGCCGCTGCGCCTGCACGTCCTCGGCCGCATGGCCGTCGGCGAAGCGCTTGAGCGCGTCGGCGCTGAAGCGGACCTTCGTGACCCAGCGGAACAGATACCAGAGGTTCCGCTCGCACGAGGCGCCGATCGCGCTCATGCCGAGGTAGCGGCGCGGCTTATCGCGCAGCGCCCGCTCCTCGATCGCCCGGTCGACGGCGGCGAGGGTCGGGTCGGGAAGTGTCGGTAATGCAACCATGCTGCTCCAAAAAGGTGCGGGCTCGCCGTCCTTGCTCGTATGATCCGACGACCCACCATGCGCCCGAGGACGGCTTGGTATGCCCGGCTGGCCCGCGCAGCCGCCGGTTGATGGATGGTGGGGATCTCAGATTTAGCTGCGCGCCTGCCGCCAGGGCGGAACCGCCTTAGCCGGGGCTGCCGCAGCCGCAGGGGCCGAGGTCTGGCTCGGCATAGACCCAGCCGGTGCCGCCGCAGTAGCGGCAGGCTGGGTCTGCGGAGGGTGGCGCGTGATCGTGCCCCCAGCCAGCGGCTCGTAGCCCTTGACCTCGTTCTGAGCGTCGTATTGCCCTTGCGCCGGCCGCACCTTCACGGTCGCGGTCATCGCCCGGAAATGGAGCTGATCGGTGTCTTTCGGCTGCAAGATGCCGACGGCATGGCAGATCGCCGACAGGGTGCGGAATGCGATGTCGACGGCCTGCTGGTTCTTGTTTTCGAGGTTGAGGTTGTCCCAGAGCTTGCGGCCTCTGTGCTCGCCCTCGATCACCTCCAGCTCCAGGCGAATATAGGAGCCGTCGCCGTTCTTGGTCAGACGCTTCTCGGAGTTGATGATCTGGACCGGATACTTGCCGGGGGGCAGCGGCTCGAAAGCCTTGTTCGGGTCAACTTGCGTCGCGTCAAAATTCAACTGCACCATTTGCTCGGTTCCTACTTTTGGGGATTGGCAACTGCGTTTTGGAATGCGGCCCAGGTCAGCGGCAGCGTCTCGGGGAGGCCATAGCGGTTCTTGGCGATGTAGGCGGGGCGCTCGACCGTGTGCAGCAGCCGCTCGGCGGCGCCGACGCCGCGAACGACCTTCTTGTTGAAGCCCACGTCCGACTTGATCGTGCTGACCCGGTAATTCGCGAAAAGGATCGCGTCCGAGTGCTCCATCAGAAGCGCGGCGGCGCCCTTGTGGAGCTTGATCTCGTAACGGTCGTAGGGCTCGGTTTCGGGGCTGTCGAACCGCTTAATCTGGGCGTGGGCGAGCTGGATGATCGTCATGCCTTCATCGCGCAGCTTGTTCAGCTCGCCGATGTAATCGCGCCAAGCCTCAAGCGCCGCCGTGTAGCCCTTGCCGTAGCCGGGATCTTCGATCTTCTTCCACCCGTTCCACTCGCACGTCGCCGCCCAGACGAGCGGTTCGAGCCAGTCGAGCGTGTCGATCACCAGCGTCTTGAAGTCGTGCTTCTCCTTGAGGAGCACGCTCAGCGTTTCCATAACTTCGCCGAACGACTTCGCCAGCGGGAAGGCATCGACGTTCAGCGGCGTGCCGTCCTCGATCGGCAGGAAGACCGGGCTCGGCGCCCCGGCGCCGAAGGTCGACTTGCCGACGCCCGAAACGCCATAGACGAGTAGCCTCGGCGGCTTGCGCTCGCTGGCGCGCGTCAGTGACTTGAGCGAGATCGCCACTAGCGCGTCTCCCTGATCTCGACGGCGGGCTTCGCCGGCTTGGTGGTGATCGCCCGCGCCGCCAGCGCCCAGAGATCGGGCTTGTTGGCGGCGAGCCAGCGGCAGCCGGCCGCGTCGGGCTCGATCTTCTCGACGACGCGCACCGGCCGCAGATCCTCGGGGATGAGGTCGGCGACCTCGCGCCACACCGTCTCGTCGACGGTGCGGGTGAGCTTGCCGGTGATGGTCACTTTCAGATTGCCGATCGCGTGCGTCTCGGCGCCTTCGGGCTTGCACCCGATGAAGCTGATTAGTTGCTCTTCGATGGTGAGGCGTTTCAGTTTCGCTGCGTTCTCTTCAGCTTTCGCTGTCAACCACTCTTCCGCTAGTCGTTGCTGCTCGCTCATGTGCTTCCTTCTGCTCTCGCTTACTCACTTCCACTTCCACATTCATTGGCCGGCGTGCCTTCCACGCGCGGCGCTTATTCACCGCGTCCTCGGGAAGGACTGCCCGGTCAGGCCACCAGCGGATCACTCGCCCTCGCTGACCTCGTAGAGGCAGGCCGCGTAGCCGGCGATGTCGACGGCGGTATCGAGGTGCGGGCCGCCGGTCCCGTTCAGCCAGCGCTCAACCTTCAGGTCGATCATGCAGATCGCGACTTGCGCGGGAGTCACGGTGACGCCGAGGGTCATCGACCAGCGTTTCGCAATGCGCGCGAAAAGGTCTTCCGGCTTGCCATAGGCCGCCCCGCGCGCCGTCACCGCGGCCTTCGCAAGGCCGAGCGCCCGGAGGCGCCCGCTGACCTCGCGCCGTTCAAGCTGGCGGCGGCAGCGCCCCTCGTACAGGCAGGCGCTCGGGATGTCGCAGTCCTTGCAGGTATCGAAGTCCTGGCCGCGCCGGTCAGTGAGTGCGTCGCTCATGCCGCCTCCCGGCCCAGCTTGAGGCGACCGAAGTGCGCGATGAGCGCAGCCTCGGCGCGCCCGTCGTCCTTGACGCGGGCGAAGAGCCCGGCCTGCGACTGGAACAGTTCTTTCGCCAGGGCGCGGCTGGCGTCTTTGCCGGCGCCGGCCTCGATGCCGAGGGCGCGCTTCCACGTCGTTGGGGTGACATCGCGGATCGGCACGAAATGGGCGCGCAGGATGCCGCGGACGACACCGTAGCCGCGGCCGAAGGTGAAGGCTCCGGTCGGGCCTTCGCCGGGGCGCACGCCGACCAGTTCGAGGAAGGCGACATCGACACCGCGGGCGACGAACTGCTTGACCCGGCGCGCAAGCTCGACCTCGTCGATCGAGCTTTTCTTGCTCTTCTTGGTCTTGCCGGCCAGCAGCGTCGGCATATCGACGACCTTGTCGAGGACATCGCCGACGAGGT